ATGAGCATTCGTATCATGTCGGCAGTGTGGGGCCTGAAGCTGGGTGACAGCGACAAGCTGGTACTGCTCGCGCTCGCCGATCAGGCGAACGACGATGGCGTCTGCTGGCCCTCCATGGCTTCGCTCGCGGCAAAGTGCAGCAAGTCGGATCGGACGGTTCAGGCGGCCATCAAGTCGCTTGTGGACGCCGGCCACCTTTCCCGCGTCGAGCGGCCGGGAAAAGGGGTCCGCTATACCGTCCACCCCCGAAGCGATTTCACCCCCGAAGCGGCTTCACCCCCGAAGGGAACGACGTCCACCCCCGAAGCGGCTTCGGACAAACCATCAAGAACCATCACTCTTTCTCAGAAGACTTCGTCTTCTTCGAAAGCGCGCGCGAAGAAATCGGCTGTTGAGCCGTTCGCGGTTCCTGACTGGGTTCCTGCCGATGCCTGGAATGGCTGGCTGGAGATGCGGCGGCAGGAGGGCAAGCGCCCGACTCCCCGGGCCCTCGAACTTGCGATCGAGGAACTGAGAAAGCTGGCGGACGCAGGCCACCCGCCCGGTGCGGTGCTCGACCAATCGACACTCCGCCAGTGGACTGGCCTCTTCCCGATCAAGGACAATCGCAATGAGCAACATCACCAATCTTTCGGATCGTCGTCCCACCGCCCTCAGCACGGAAGCGAGGGAGTGGGGAAAACAGTGCATGCGGCAAATCGCGCGATCGCCAGCCTTTCTGGCTCTGAAGGCGGGTGACGAGGCGACGGCAGCGGAAGCGGCGCGTGGCATGCGTTCCGAGATCGTGGACGCCTGGCGTGTGGCTGACGAGGCCATGCGGCCGACACCACCGGCAACGATCATCGCCAAGTTGACGCACGTTCTGGCGCTGTGTGCGGGCGTGGGCATGAGTGCCGACGATCGGGGCGAGTGGCTGGCGGCGGCTGCAACGGCGCTCGATGGCATCCCGCCGGATCTGCTCGCCATCGGCATCGAGGCTGCGCGCCGGACTGCGGATCACCCGAGCAAGATCGTGCCGGCCATCAACGCGGCCATTGGCGTGTATTGGACTGACAGGCGCGACGAATTGCGGATGTGCACGCGGCTGGGTGCGCTCACGAAGGCCGATGCCGTCGGGATTGCCGATACCATTGGCGCCAGCGGCGATGGTATCCACCCGAGCGAGGTTGCCGAAACCAACCGCCTGATGCGCAAGCTGGGCCTGCGGCAGCGCTACCGGCCGGATGGCGCCGGCTACCAGTTGGAGCGCGGCCGGCCCGACCCGGCCGGCGATGCTCAGCCCGGCGATGCGCCCATGCCGGCGGATACCGAGGTGCGGCGGCATGAGGGGCCGGCCCGCAATCCGACGATCAACGATTACGTGGCCTTGGGCGTGGACCGGGAAACGGCCGCGCGGTTCGTGGCGGAGCGCGCCGGCAAGCACGGGACCAATCACGATGGCTGATTGGCCGTACAACACGGCGGCATGGAAGCGGCTGCGGCTTGCCCACCTCACGCGCTTCCCGATGTGCGAGGAATGCGAGCGCGTGGGCCGGCTGGTGCCTGCCAACACCGTGGACCATCGCCATGCGATCAGCGACGGCGGCGCGCCCTTCCCGGGGCACGATGGCCTCGCCAGCTACTGCCCGTCCTGCCACGGCGCGAAGACGGCGCGCGGATCGGAGGCCGGCGCGATCCGTTCGAGCAAGCCCCGCAAGGGATGCAACCCGGACGGCACCCCGCTCGACCCCGCGCACCCGTGGCACGGAAAATCGCTCAGGGCTGGGGCTGTAAGACCGACACCCGAGACAAATACTCAATTAGTTTCGGGGGATCGCGGCCGGCATGGGTAAGAGGGGGCCGGGTGCTGGTCGGCTGCGCGCGGCGGCGCGGCGACCGGGGGCCAATCGCGTGCGCCATCCATGGTCCAAGCGGGGCATGCCGCCGGAGGAACAGGTGCTCGCCTTCCTCCGTTCGCTACCGATCGTCTCGGGCCTGAAGGCGGGCGAGAAAATGGAGCTGCTCGAATTTCAGGAGCGGTTCGTGCGCGCCGTCTATGGCCCGGCGGACGATGAGGGCCGCCGGCTGGTGCGGCTGGCCGCGCTGTCCGTCGGTCGCGGCAACGGCAAGTCGGCGCTGCTCGCCGGCCTGTCGCTCGCCCACCTGCTCGGGCCGATGGCCGAGCCGCACGGCGAATGCTACGCGGCTGCTCTCGATCGCGAACAAGCGGGCGTGCTCTACCGCATGGTCCGGGGGTATATCGAGGAAACCCCGTGGATGGCGGCGGCGGTGAATATCCGCGACTGGCACAAGTCGATCGAGGTGGAGACCACCCGTTCGACCTGGACGGCGCTCACGTCGGACGCCCGCAAGGCGCACGGCCTGGCGCCGTCGTTCTGGATCGCCGACGAGGTGGCGCAATGGCGCTCACGTGAGCTGTGGGACAACCTCGCGACCGGCATGGGCAAGCGCAAGCATGCGCTTGGCGTGACGATCTCGACTCAGGCCGCCGACGACCTCCATTTCTTTTCGGAGATGCTGGACGCGGATCCGGACCCGTCGATCTATGTCCAGCTTCACGCGGCGGCCAAGGAATGCGCGCTCGACGATCGCGAGGCATGGGCGGCTGCGAACCCGGCCCTGGGGGCCTTCCGTGACGAACGTGAATTTGAGCTGGCGTCCGAACGGGCATCGCGCATGCCGTCGTTCGAGCCTGCGTTCCGGCTGCTCTACCTCAACCAGAGGATCGCGGCCGAGGGCCGATTCCTGAACCCGCTGGACTGGGATGCCAATGGCGACCCGTTCGACCCAGCGGAGTTGGAGGGCAAGCGTTGCTATGGCGGGCTGGACCTGTCGAGCACGCGCGACCTGACCGCGCTGGCGCTGTGGTTTCCCGACGAGGGCAAGTTGCTCGCCTGGCACTTCGTGCCGGCGGACACGCTCAGGGAGAGGGTGGAGAGGGACCGGGTGCCCTATGACCGCTGGGCGGCGGAGGGATGGATGGAAACCACCGTTGGCCGCGCGACCGATCGAACCGCCGTGGCCCGGCGGCTGGCCGACATTCGGCAGATGTACGACGTGCAGGGCATCGCCTTCGATCGCTGGCGGTTCGAGGATTTGGGCAAGCTGTTATCGGACGAGGGAATCGAACTGCCGCTGAAAGAGTTCGTGCCGGGGTTCAAATCCTACGCCCCGGCCGTGGATGCGTTCGAGCGCGCGGTGCTGGAAAAGCGCATGCAGCACAATGGATCGCCAATCCTCCGCTGGCAGGCCGGCAACGTAATTGTGGAGAAAGACCCGGCCGGCAACCGCAAGCCCACCAAGGCCAAGAGCCGCGACAAGATCGACGGCATCGTTTCCGCGATCATGGCGTGCGGGCTGGCCGCGACGGATGAGGGACCGGCGGTGTACCGGGGCGCGGGATTGGTGTGGATTTAGACCCGCAGCACACCCCGTTTTGCATAGACTGACTGTGGATGATTGCCAGGCCGATTCGCGCTGACGAAGCTCGGGCTGCCGGTATTGAAGATATACTCGTGGCCGGTTCCGTCGTGGCACTTCAAGAGGGGCGCCTCATAAGCAAGAACGGTGTAAACCGTGGTCCCTTCCTCTTCGCCTATGCCGGTAGCAATCTCATATTTCTCGCCGACTTCAAACATCTTCACCTCTCATTTTCAACATGGCGCGATCGTAGTCGCCCTTATAGAAAGTGGCTCCGTTGTGGCCGCCATCTATGCTGAATACAATCCGCTGGGCGAGTTCATCTTCCAAGCCGAGCTTGCGCGCCACTTCATTCGTACCGACACCATAGATTGCGTCGTCGGGCTCGCCGGCAAGCAGATTGTTGATGTAATTTTCCACGCTTGCCGCCGCGTCGTTGTAGTCACGCTGCTTGCGCCTTCTGGCGTCATTTGCGCCTCGATAGACGTCGCGCGGGACACTTATCGGGTACTGTTTCACCGGAATTTCTCCGCGAGAATGAGGCGGATCGCTTCCGGCCGGCTGGGCTTGGGATCGGGTTGAGCCCCGATCCATGCATCAAGGGCGCCTAGCTGGTCTGGTTGAATGCGGACGGTAACGGGCAATCCCTTGCCAGTCGGTGCAGGACCACGCCGTTTTCGTGACGGCAGAGTTTCTTGACCAGCCGATTTAACCATGCCATCACAGTAGCGAGCCGAACGCGAGGCTGCAACCTCACGTCCGGCTCTAACCGCAACCACCTGCCTAGAGGTGCTTATGGCTATTCACGCCCCTATCACGGGCGCGCTGTCGTGCGCGACCGTAGTTTCCGATTATCCCGCCGATTTCTGGCGGACCCTCGTCAATCTGGATCGGCTTCGGCTGGAAGGTGTGATCGAAATGGCGATCAGCCTGCTTGACGCGGATGACGGCGACCCGGATCTGGAACCCAACGGCGATGAACTGGATGGGACTGGCGGCGAAGACGATTTTTGCAATCATTCGGCTTACATGTCCGGCCCCGGCTGCCCGATCGCGGATCCGGATGTTGGGATCGACGACGTCCCACGTGATCGGGAAGCACCGCTGCGCCCCAAATATGGGATCGACCAGTCGGCCGGGCCGATCAACGAGGTGCAAGCTGCCCGCGAGTGGCAGGAGGCTCAACGGAGGCGATACGCGATCGGCTGAGGCGGCGCTGTTGTGATACGTACTCGCGAGAGTATTTTTGTTGACGCAGGGGTGCGGCAAGTGCAAAACGAACTCATTGGAGATCGTTTTATGAACCAGCTGACCGTACCCCGCGTTCGTTTCCGCCACGCTGCGGCGGCTGTCGGCGTTACGAAAAAGACGCTGCGCAATTGGCTGGTTCGCGGCCAAGTCCAGATTGAAACCGAGTCGGAAGGCTGGAACGAGTTCTCGCTGATTGACCTTGCCGAACTGACCCTCACGGCCGAGCTTGTAAGGTATGGGGTTGGTATCCTTCCGGCCTCAATGGCGGCCCGCAGCCAAATCTCCCTGTCCACGCACCTGCTCGCGTCTTACAAGAACACACCCGCACAGGCGTTCATGTTCGCATTCCGGGGCGCGCGGCTTTTCATGCAGTCGCCGAGAGCGGGGCTAACGCATTTCAAACACGCGCGGGATAACGAAGGTGCGCCGGCCGATTGGGCGGGTGCGAGCCTTCTGACCATCGATATTCAAACGCTTATTGAAGAGATGCTCGATCGACTTGCCGCCGCCATGGGCGCGGACGATGGCGCCGACGAGGGCGACGAGTAATGCTCGCTTCCTCCATTATTTCACGAATTGCGCGCGTGCTCCTGGGGGTGGCCCTGTTCTGGGCGCCCCTCGGCGCGTTCGCGCAACAATCGCCCACGCTGGGAAGCGTCGGCTGTCTCCGTGCCGGGGCTCAGTGCCCCGGCCAGATAGAGGATATCGCATGAAGACGAGTGATCTGATCGAACAGCGGGCGGCGATCGTCGCTCGCATGACCGACGCCCACCAGGCGGATAACGGCGAAGCCTTTACCGCCGCCGAAACCGAGTTGCGCGCACTGGACGCCAAGATTGGCCGCGCCCGCGCGATCGACGACGCGGAGCGCAATGAGCCGGGCCGGCCGATCAACGGCGACGGCCGGCTCGACGGCGAGATCCGTTCGCGCTTCAACGTGTCGCGGGCGCTCGCCGGCGCGGCCGGCCTTGCCGTCGATTGGGGTTTCGAGCGCGAGGTGCAGGGCGAGCTTGCCAAGCGCGCCGGCCGTTCGGCCGAAGGCATTTTCATCCCGACCGAGGTTTTCGAAACCCGCGTGCTGACCACCGCGACCGGGACCGAGCTGGTGCCGACCGAGCACCGCCCGGATCAGTATATCTCCGCGCTGGTCGCCTCGTCCGTCGTGCGTGGACTGGGTGCCCGGGTGCTGTCGGGCCTTGTCGGCAATCTCAGCATCCCGCGCGAGACGGATAGCCCGGCGATCGGATGGGTTGCGGAGAATACCGCGCTGACCGCCGACGACGCCAATTTCGACGCGGTGACGCTCTCCCCCAAGCATGCCGGCGCGCTCAGCGAGTGGAGCCGCAACATGCTGTTGCAGGCCAGCCCCGACGTGGAGGCTCTGCTGCGCCAGATGCTCGCCCGCAACCTCGCGCTGGCGATCGACAAGGCTGCGATCCAGGGCGGCGGCGCCAATGAGCCCAAGGGCGTGCTCGCCACCGCCGGCATCGCGACGCAGGCCTATGCGACCGATCTTTTCACCACCACGGCCGAGATGATCGCCAAGGCGGACATTGCGAATGTCGGCATGCCGCGTCGCAGCTTCCTGACGACCAACCTCATCAAGAAGATCTGCTCGCTGGAGCTGGACGCGAACAAGCTGCCCGTGGGCATCCCGCCGATCTTCCACAATGAGGCGGTGACGTTCTCCAACCAGGTGCCGACCAACCTCGGCGGCGGCGACGAGCACGGCCTGATCTATGCCGACTGGTCCGAGCTGCTGATCGGTATCTGGTCGGAAATCGACATTCTCGTGAATCCGTTCGAAAGCACGGCCTACAGCAAGGGCAATGTCTCCATCCGCGCCATGGCGACGGTGGACAGCGCCGTGCGTCACCCGGCCGCGTTCGTGTCGGCCACGGGCGTCGAAACCACCAGCGTGGGCATCGCCTGATGGTGGCCGGGGGCGATATGGAGCGGCGGGCCTTCACCGAGGTTCGCACGGCCGGGCGGCGTATCGAGGGATATGCCGCCACCTTCGGCACGGTGGCCAATCTCGGCCGCTTCACCGAAACCATTGCCCCCGGCGCCTTTCGCGAGGCGCTGGCCGGCGACGTGCTGGCCATGCTCGACCATGATCCCGGCAAGGTGCTGGGGCGGACCCGTTCGGGCACGCTGCGCCTGTCGGAAGATAGTCGCGGCCTCGCTTTCTCGCTCGACCTGCCCGACACGCAAGCCGGCCGCGACGTGCTCGCGCTGGCCGATCGCGGCGACCTGGGGGGCATGTCCTTTGGCTTCACGGTGCCCAAGGGCGGTGAGGCGTGGCAGGGCAATCGCCGCTCGCTCAACCGCGTGGGCTTGCGCGAAATCTCGATCGTGCAGGCGTGGCCGGCTTATCCCGACACGGAAATCGCCCTGCGCTCGCTCACGGCCGGCGCGGAGGCCAACCGCCGCGCGCGCCGGCTCATTCTCGCGGAGCTTGGCGCATGGGCATGATCGAACGCTTTGCCGCATGGGCCGGCTATGAAAAGCGCGCGGGCGATGATCCGAGCTGGGCGGCGCTCGCCCCCGGCATCGGCGCCATGGCCGGCATGTCGGCGCGCGCCGCTGAGAACCTGTCCGCCGTGCTCGCTTGCACGGGCGTTATCGCCAGTTCGCTCGCCTCGATCCCGGCGCTGATCTATCGCCGCGAGGGCGATGGCCGGACGGAGGTTTCGGGCCACCCGCTCGCCCGCATCACCCGCGAAGGCGTCACGGCCGCGATGACGTGGCCCGAGTTCATCGAGCATCTGGTCGCCTCGACGCTGCTAACCGGCAATGGCCTGGCAGAGATCCTGCGTGGACCGGGCGGTGAGCTTTCCGGCCTGCGCCATATCCCTTGGGGGATGGTAACTGTGGCCGAGCTATCGAGCGGCCGGCTGGCCTATGACGTAAGCGACGGCCGGGGCCGTACTTGGCGCCTGCTGGCCGGTGAGGTGATCCACCTTCGCGACCGGACGGATGATGGCCTGATCGGCCGCTCGCGTCTCAGTCGCGCCGGCGATGCCTTGGCCGGTGCGATGGCCGCGAACGATTTTGCGCGTAGCTTCCTCAACAATGGCGCGCAGCCGAGCGGCGTGCTCGAAATGCCGGGCGTGCTGACGGCGGATCAATTCACGCGGCTGCGCACGCAGATGGCTGAACGCCATGCCGGCGCCAAGAAGGCCGGCAATGTGATGATCCTCGACGGCGGCGCGCAGTGGAAGGCGTCGCAAATTTCGCCCGAGGATGCCGAGCTGCTTGAAAGCCGCAAGTTCGCGGTCGAGGAGATTTGCCGCATCTATCAGGTGCCGCCGCCACTTGTGCAGGACTACAGCCACAACACCTTCACCAACTCCGAAACGGCTGGCCGCTGGTTCGCCATGTTCACGCTCGCCCCGTGGGCGCGCAAGATCGAGGCCGAGTTCGCGCGCAGCGTTTTCCCGGCCGGTAGTGGCCTCGAAATGGAGCTGGACCTGTCGGGCTTCCTGCGCGGCGATCCGGCGACGCGGTGGAATGCCCACAAGATCGCGATCGACGCGGGCGTGCTCGACGCGGACGAGGTGCGCCAGGTGGAGGGGTGGAACCCCCGCACCAAGCAGGACAAGCAGGAGGTGCCGGCCTGATGCTCGCCACGTTCATCGCCGCTGGCGTGATCCCGACCGCCCCCGCGCCGGTTACGGCCGATCTGGTCACGCTGGCCGAGGCCAAGGAATATTGCCGGATCGACGGCGCAGCCGCATATGAGGACGCAACCTTGTCGATCCTGATCGCTGCGGCATCGGGCACGGTGCGCGATTACGCCGCCGGCTGGGACGGAACGGGCGAGGTTCCCGCGCGCCTGAAGCTGGCCGCCCTTGAGCTTATCGCCGCCCATTTCGACACCCGTGGCGATGTGCCCGACGTGCACCTTGAGCGCATCCTTGGGCCGTATCGGGAGCACAACGTCTGATGGCCCGGTTGATGACAGCGGAACAGGTGGCCAGCGAGTTCGGGCTTCCCTCTGCGCGCACTGTTCGGACCATGCGCGCGGACGGCCTCGCTGCCGTCCGGCTGGGGAAGGCCTATCTCTTTGACGTGGATGACGTGCAGGCGTTCATACAGAGCCGGAAGGAAACCAAATGCCGCGACCGAATCGAGGTCCATATCTCGCCTTCGTCCGGGATCGGGGCCGCTGGTACATCCAATGGAGCGAAGCTGGCCGCACCCGGCAGCACAGCACAGGCACTGACGATAGCGCAGCGGCTCAAATCGCACTCGCCCAGTTCATCCAGGAAAGGGAGCGCGCCACTCGACCCGCCGGGCCGCGTGATCCCTCTCAATTCTCGATCGACGAAGCGCTGACGCTCTACGGGACCGAACATGCACCGCACGCCGCAGATCCCCAGCGGATTGGCTACGCTATCGCGGCGCTTGCTCCGTTTTGGGCCGGCCGGGCAGTCGGCGACGTGACGCGCGAGACGTGCCGCGCCTATGCCCGTGAGCGCGGCAAAGCGCCCGGCACGATCCGGCGCGAACTGGCGACGCTGCGCGCGGCGATCAACTATGCCAAGGATGAAGGCCGGATCACTTACGCGCCCACTGTCCATCTTCCGCCCAAACCGGAAGGTAAGGACAGGTGGCTTCGCCGTTCGGAGGCCGCCGCGTTGCTCAATGCCGCCCGCAATGGGCACGCGACCACTCGCCCCTATCTGCCGCTGTTCATCCTGATTGCGCTTTATACAGGCGCCCGGAAGGGAGCGATATTGGAGCTCCGCTGGCCTCAGGTGGATCTTGTGGCCGGCCGTATCGACTTCAATCCGCCCGGCCGGCAGCGCACGTCCAAGGGACGCGCACATTTGCCGATCCCGCGCCGGCTGTTGACGTTCCTTCGCCTGGCGCGCCGGCGCGGCACCGACTTGGGTTGGGTGATCCACAAGGACGGCGCGCCGCTCGACAACATGAAGCGCGCTTTCAACACCGCATGCGCCGATGCGGGCTTGGACGACGTGACGCCGCACACCTTACGGCACACATGCGGGACGTGGCTGGCGCAGGCGGGCGTGCCTCTCGACAAAATTGGCGGCTGGCTCGGGCATTCGGACGCGCGCACGACGCAGCTCTACGCCCACCACCATCCCGATTTCATGGAAGAAGCTCGCAACGCCGTCGATCGGCGGAGAGCGTGA